ACAATAATATGAGCACATATAAAGAAAAATTTGAAAATTTTCCAAGAGATTTCAGCATTCCGGTTGTTTCAGATAGCAATTCGGATATAGATATAGATGACTAGGACAGATGTCCGAGCGGTTGAAGGAGCAGCATTGGAAATGCTGTTTACGGGAGACTGTAACGTGGGTTCGAATCCCACTCTGTCCGTTATTTGGTTGCAGCAATGAATAAGAAAAAAGAAGCGTTAAGCTCTAAGTCACTAGTTACAAGGGTTGAGCTTCATCATGTAGACGCCAGTGACTACTTCACTGGTAGTGATGAAATTTACTTTATACCGATTCCACCTGGTATCACAGATCACTTGGGATGGTCTGACAACGATCAGCTTGATATGCAGATCAAAGATGGAAAAATTATCTTAACTAAAAAATAGGTAATTATATAGTTATTAAGAAATAGCTACATGCATCGCATATTCCAGCTTATAAGTAATTTTACGAAGACTGCCTCTATCTCGCATTCTGTTTCTCGTTTTCAAACTGCGCTGATTAAAGGAAGCAGTCCCAAAAGTGCTCGTAAGAGCATGGAAGTAAAAATACACTACAGATCAAGTCAGAAAAAAGCAACAGTTGATGTGGATGAATTCACAAGATCTGGACACAAACATCGTTGCTACGAACTTGAAGATGTTGGCCGTGACGTATTTAAGAAAATGGAAAGCTTGATATCAAAAGGGCATTGGGGTATGTTTTTTGCTATAGTAAATAAACATCGAATAGTTTCAGAATAAAATATTAAGCTCCAGAAGCTCGATATTGCTCGTCGATGTTTTCCATCTGTATCAATGCTGCCCATTTTCTTTCTCTTATCTTTGCAATTTGCTCGTTGGCATTACCAGTACTGGCAGATGCTGCAGACTTTTCCTCATCTGAAAGATTTTGTATGCGCTCTGCAATTTCTTTCTTTTTCTTAAGAAGTTCGTAAAATCTTCTATCTAAAGTGTTTTCAGCAAGCATATATGTGACATTGACTGCGTTTAAAGAATTGATTCTATAGAATCTTCCCAAAGACTGGTCGTCATCACTTGGAGACCAATCAAAGTCATTGACTATTACATCGGTCAAAATATTGGGAAAATCTATACCGGTTCCTCCGGCGTCAATACTGATCACTATTGCCACATATTCTGATCCCGGCTTCTTAAAAGCCTGTATCTCTGATTGGCGAATACGTCTGTTCTGACCTCCAGATATTGCTGCAACCTTTTTGTCTTGTCCTGGGAATATTTCTTCCAGTAAAAGTTCAATTCTTCTTTTAATTTCTTGTAGTGTTTTTGCGTGTGCAGTAAATATTCCAACTTTTTTGCCTTGAGTAATTAGTTTTTCTGCGAGATCAACGGTATGTGATATTTTTGAATATGCAATCTTCTCTCTTATTTTGCTCATTTCCTGAGCAGATGGTCTATCTCTGTTCCTTACTCCTTTCATAATTTCTTCTATATTTGATTCTGTAACTGCAAATCTATCTTCACTAATTTTGATAGGTGGCATATCTGGATTAACTTCTTGCTTTGTTCTTCTAATGTAAACTCCCTGATCTGTAAGTAGGTCTCTTATTTCATCAGCTTTTACGTATTGATCTTTTGCTTCCTTGGAATCTCCGCCGTATCTGGCTTTAAACTCTTCGTACTTCATTAGTCCAGCATTATGATTTATTGCTCTGAGCTGATTGTAAATGTCTATTGGCTTGTTTGCGACTATAGTTGCTGATGCTCCCCAGACAAACGGGATATACTGAGTAACCTCTTGTACATTAAAAGTTCTATGATTACTTTTGTGTTTCAAGTTTATTCTGTCTCTATCTTCTGGATTGCCATTTTTTATCATGTGAACCTCATCCAGTATGCATACTGTAAATAATCCAGACTTTGCCATTTGTGCTAGCGATTTCGTTGCTAATTCTCTTATTGGTGCTGGATTGTCTGGGGAGGTAACAGTGTCTTCTTCAAAAATTTGATAAGAAACAACAGTCCACTTTGCTGGAATCATCCAATCATCTGATATATCTGAGTCTTTGTCTCCAGTAATTTTTTGTATTTCTAAAATAAGTTGTGGCACTACTGCACTTTTGGTTATTATGAGACATCTGCCGCCGTTTCTTTCGAGTCTCATACTTGCAGCAACGATGCATTGAATGGTTTTGCCTACACCAACTTCGTCTCCCAGCAGCGCATTTTGTCTGCTGTAAAGGAATTTAATTCCATCTTTTTGAGCGTTAAAGAATCTTTTCTTTTTAGGCGGTATGGTCGAATCCCGGAAGAACAATTTTTCATAACTTTTAATATCGTCAGTAAATTCAGTATCGTCTTCAAATCCGTCCATCTCTCCATCAACTCTTGTTTTGGGCATTACACCTTTTGCCACTAATTGCTCGATCACATCATGCAATGCACTAGTATTAAAGTTATTTCTTTCCAAAATGAGCTGTAATGCTTTTGCCTCTCTGTAGCTGCATCTAAAGAAATAAATTTCTTTATTACCAATATCCATTTCAAAAACTTTTTGCTCTATATCAGTAGAGTTTATACTTGTTGCTTTATTAGGGAAAATAAAGTTGATAATATCTTTTGCCAAATTACTTGTCTTTGATGGATCAAACGTTCCATGATATATATTTATCTTAAAATTCCATCCAGCTTTATCAGATTCTGTAGCTCTCACTATTGGGTTGATAGCTACAGTACTGCCCTCTGGTAATTTTGTTGCAATTGGCTCTAAAGATGTAGTATTAAAATTACTTCGCTTTAAAGCCTGTATGTATTGTTGAAATAAATCTTTACTTACTGATGATATGAAGAAGTCATTTTCTCCACTTACTCTAAAATGGTCTTTAAATATATTGCGTGTTATGCTATAAAATATAGCGCTGAATTTGTTGGTAGCTATATGTATCTGTCCTAATTCAAAAGACTTTAATTGTATTGTAATGTCGTCGTTAGGTCTGAAAGACTGTGGTATTGCAAAAGTTCCAGTCCTGTTCTCTTTGGCTCCCATTTCTACCAGTAGATTGAGAATTTTGTCTTTATGCTCAAAAGAGCTGCGCATAGTTTTTGCAAAACCATTGGCAGATATCATATATGCTGGAATCCTGAGTTGCCCAAGTTTTTGGGCGAAATGACAGAATTGCTCTGGAGTTATTTGATATAAGCCGAGATTTAGTTGGCCTACTCTGTCGATATCTAATGTATAAGTAAATGCATCAATATTCATTATTCTATTTTTCGAGGACTTTGGGTCCATGACCTCCATTTTTACACTATTAACAGCAAGCTATAACAATTTGTCGTACTTAGATGCCTGGATGGAAAGTATATTATTACAAGATTACAGGCCATTACGACTATCCTTTGTAGATGATTCCAGCACAGACGGTACTTTTGAACAATTTCCTAAATATGCTCAAAAGCTTGCAAATAAAGATGTGCAAGTAGAATATATAAGAAACAGTACAAGACAATATTACGGCAATTGTCTTAAAATTGCTTTTGATATATCTAAGGGTGATTTTTTTGGATGTTTAGATGCAGATGACGCCTTGCTTCCTGGTGCTGTCAGTTCAGTTATGGAACAATATATGAAATATCCTAATATTGGATACGTATATACCCAATTTATGACTGCTGATTTTAATATGAAGCCAATGCGGAAAGGATTTAGCTCATGCCCTCCGCCAAACAGCAATTTACTTAATGAAGGGCAGCGTAACAAGCATTGTTATAGCCATTTTAGGACATTCTCTAAGCGAATAGAGAGATTAGATAAGGTCTGGGCGCAGAACCTTAAATGTGCGGTTGACAAGTACATGGGCTACAGGTTCGAGGAGCTTGCTGATGGGCTGTTCCTTGACAGGCCTTGCTATCTATGGAGAACGGGCAGGAAAGACTCTATAGGCCATACGGAGCCTTCTAGGGCTCAATGGCATAAAGTTATCTCTGAGGCTCGCAGGAGGCGTAATATGTGGAAAATAACACCTCATCCAATCATTTCAGCAGAATGAAAGTATCAGTAATCACCACCTTATTTAACTATAAAGCGTATATAGGAGATTGTATACGAAGCGTAGTCACTCAAAATTATGACGATTTAGAAATGATAGTTGTAGATGATGGGTCTTCTGACGATGGTTGCTCAGTTGTTGAGTCTTATGCAAATAAGTATCCAAGGGTCAGACTGGTGAGATTGAATAAAAATTACGGCTATTCAACTGCTAAAAATGTTGGAATAAAATGTGCTAATGGCGATTTGATATGCATGTTAGATGCAGACGATATGCTGATGCCAGACTCTATCGGCTTACGTGTTAAAAAGATGATGAAAGGTCATGACCTTGTTCATGGTTGGGCTTACAATTTTTCTAAAAGAGGCAGATCAGAAAACGAGATGCGCGGTAAATGGATCAAGTACAAAAATGATCCATTGCGCTGGAAGTACATCCATCCTCAAGGTGTTATTCTAAAAAAATCTATTCACGATAAAATTGGCTTGTATGATGAGGAATTAAAATGTAAAAGCGACAGAGAAATGTGGGCTCGAGTATTTAATCATAATTTTTCTATAGGTTTTTTGGATTCGCCTGTGGCTCTATACAGGCAACACGAATGCCAAATGCACAAAAGTAAATGGAAAAGAGAAAATAACAAAAGACTTTCAAGCGAGTTGATGAGTCTTGTCGAAATAAGAAAAGTAGATACATCAGAATGCATAAGAATTTCTTCTTATGATGCAAGTGGTAAAATCATGAACGGTAAACAAAAAATATCTAACGAAGAAGCGGCTCCAATAGCTGCATCATCTCCACAAGATCTTTATAAAGACGATTTTTTTGCAAAGCGTGTTGGAGGAAAACATGAGTACAATTTTTCTATTGGCAATTACGTTGCTATGAAACTTGGACTTTCTTCTATTATAGATCTTGGATGTGGAATAGGCTCTTTTCTTGCCGGAGCTAAGGCTCATGGGGTAGAAAATTTATGTGGCATAGAGATAGGCTATGACGCAGCAAAACCGCATCTTTCCGCTGAAGTAGCAGACTGTATAAAATTTGGTAATGTTGCAGAAGTTAATAGTTGGGGCAAGTATGACGGCGCAGTATCTATTGAAGTTGCAGAGCATTTACTTCCAGAGCAAGCTGATAATTTTTGCAAAAATCTTGCCAATAATTCTTTGCGAATGATAGTAATGACTGCCGCTAAGCCTGGGCAGGAGGGTGTGTATCATTTTAACTGTCAGCCTAAAGAGTATTGGATAAGAAAGATAGAAGCGTTAGGCTTTAAATATCGCAGCGACTTATCTGATAGAATAGCAAATGGATTATTAAGAAATGTCCCAAAAATACCAAAGTATATTCCTCAAAATATTATGGTATTTAAGATAGAGTCAGATCAAGAAAACTTAAAAAAAAACTTAATAGTTGATCATCATTCAGAAAAGAATATATCAGTTAGCTTTGACCTTCCAGATAATGACTCAAGCGGTAAGCATAAATTTTTTCAACGCATCCGTGAAGGCTTAAGGGCAGAGGGATATTCCATTGCTCGTGGCGGAGAGCGGTCCAGTATTCATTTCTATATAAATAATCCAAATAAATATTCAAAAGTAAATATTAAAAGGTTGGATGGAGTTTATTTTGATGGAACTTCATTAACTAAAAGCAGAAACCGTGGGATTTTAAATTCCATGTCTGCTGCTGATGGGATAATATATCAAAGTCAGTACTGCAAAGATTTGGGCTGTAAGATATTAAATTTTAAGCGCTCACATCCTAATGCAATAATTTACAACGGATGTGATCCATCTGAGTTTAATGTTTCACCAGTTTCGCTTGACAAGCCATATTTCTTGGCTTTATGCAAATGGAGACGGCACAAAAGACTTAAGGAAGCAGTTGAAGGATTCTTAGAGTCTGGTATCAGTGACCATTACCTTGTTGTTTCTGGTTCTCCAGATTATCATATAAGTCATCCATTGATTAAGTATGTTGGTGACCTAAATAGGCGGGATCTAGCAGGCTACATAGCAAACCCTAAAGATCCTCCAGGCATCAGTCTGCCAGAAATTGCCAAGGCATATGTAAACAGTATTAAAAAACCAATTATAAATTTTGACAATAGTGATCTTCATATCAAATTATCTGTAAAAAAATACATGGATTTTGGTATGTCTTTATTAGGTAATAAAAAATGATTAGTCATGTCGTGCTTCATTATAACCGTCCTTGGCTTTTGAGAACTCACATTGAGCTAATAAAAAAATACTGTCCTTCAGTTTCTCAAATTATTATAGCTGATGACGGATCGGACCCTGAGGTTTTAAACTACATCTCCAATATTGGTGCAGATATTGTGTATGTTCAGCCTGATCATAAGTTTGAATGGAAAGAAAGTTCTGCCTCTAATACTATACGAGCAGCATTGTCGAAATGCAAAGGCACTTTTATAAGTTTTTCTGAGGATGACTTTTTTTTATGGCCAAACGGAATTGATGATAATTCTTTTTACGAAAATGGAAC